TATTGTTGGTATCGTCGTGACCGGGCTGATTAATTGGTACTTCAAGCGTAAGGTTGCCAACGCTCAGGTTAAGGCGCTGGAGAAATATGGCCCTGCGGTGAAAGTCGGAGATGATTAAATGCCCATAAGCAGCAGTTTGCGCAATAAGTTAATAGGCGCTGCCGGCGGTGGTGCCATGCTGATTGCCACTATTTTTCTCGGCGGTAAAGATGGCGTTGAAGGCCGGAAGTATGAAGCCTACAAAGACGTTGCCGGCGTGTGGTCGGTTTGCGACGGACACACCGGTACCGACATTATCCGGGGCAAAACTTACACCGACATCGAGTGCGATCTCCTGCTGTGGAAAGACCTGCAGCCAGCGAAGAGCACCGTAGATAACCTGGTGAAAGTGCCGCTGAACGAGTACCAGCGTGCCGCCCTTTACAGCTTCGTATTTAACGTCGGTTCTGATGCCTTCTCCAAATCGACTCTCCTGAAAAAGCTGAACCGTGGGGATCAGGAAGGGGCTTGCGAAGAAATGCGCCGCTGGGTTTACGCTGGAGGAATGAAGTGGAAAGGCCTGCAGAACCGGCGCGAGATGGAGCGCTCTATGTGCATGGCGGAAAGCAAAGATGATCTCTAACTGGAAAGCGGTCGCCGCTTTGCTGCTGCTCGTTGGCTTTCTGTCCCTCGCCTGGACGATCAACCATTACCGCAATAACGCGATCACCTTCAAAGACCAGCGCGATAAAGCCACCCACAGCCTGAAGTTGGCGAACGAGACAATCGCCGATATGAAGGTGCGCCAGCGCGACGTTGCTGCACTTGATGCTAAATACACGGGAGAACTGGCAGATGCTAAAGCCACTATTGATCAGCTTGAGCGTGACGTTGCTAATGGCAAGCGTCGGTTGCAGCTCAACGCCAGATGTCCAGCGCCCGGCGCCGGCGGCATGGGCGATGCTTCCAGCCCCCGACTTACTGACTCCGCTCAACGGGATTATTTCACCATCAGAGAGCGAATCACCACAGTGACAAAGCAGGTTGGCTATCTGCAGGAATACGTCAGGGATCAGTGCCTGAGATAGATGCAAAGAAGGGGATAAGAAAAATTGCCCCCTTACGAGGGCAACAGGAGTGAATCATTTATGACTACTTATCGTTTTAACTCAGTCATGCTCATCCCTGAGCTTTCCCCGGTGTGGGTAGGAGCCACATTAAGGAAATTTAACTTTTGCAGATAATAGCTAATCAACAAGCGTAAGCGGCAGTTATTAGGATTCATCCTACTGGTACTTTTCTAAAATAATGACTTCAACGATCATATTCACACCATGAAAAATTTAGATGCTGCCATGTTTTTGCAGCACACCTTTTTCATCGAAGACAAAAAGCATTTTCTGTCCGGCACCATTCTGGCATACCAAACCGTCTGCGTTTGTCTTATCGGTTATTCCCTGGCAGTCCATATTGCTGACATAGGGCTTAAGCTGGCATTTAAGTGTTTTGCCATCCTGAATGACCAAGTGCCCGGTTGCTGCAATGTCGGCTTTTGCCGGAGCAGGGCATGTGCCTTCGCCCCAGCGGACGTTTTGATTTTTTTCGAGGAGTGAGCAGCCCTGAAGCAAAGAAGCGCAAGCGAGAAGGGCTAGTAAATAATTTTTGTTCATCTTATATCCTTTTTAAGAGTGAAGTTGTTTTTAGGGGCTAAGGTGTTACTCCGATTTTTGGTCTGTGAACAGTGCCATAATTGATAGCAGCTATAGCGGGTCAATGTATCTTCAGAATAATGTCTCCTATAATTTTCATAAATAAATCCGGAGGCAGCTATGACGTTCTTCATTGTCTGGGAAGCATACACACTCGACTGGCAACTGATGCAGAAGGGCTCACGCTTCATGAGCACTGACGATCCTGACATCATCGATGTTGATCTGGCTGACTATGTAGCGGACATGGCGACAGCGCTTGGTATTGAGGAGAAGTACTTCGTGATCACCTCAGTACAGCAACTGGGAGTCCTGAAGTAAAGTTGGCTGTGTGGAAAGTCTCATTGCACCTAATATAGGGAATGTCGCGCTATTGCCCGTCCGGCTAAAGCTGCTGAACTGAAATTTTTTTGATGCCAGAGTGAACCCGTTCAAACTTTGTGGATATATTGCATTAAGCGAAGCGATAGTTAGTTAACATCCTGAGTGCTGTATATCGCAGCATAACTCTGGGGTTTAACGATGGGAAACTATTACTACGTTAACAAAAATGCGCAGCAAAATGGGGATCATGAGGTTCATGTTAGTTCGTGTACAAGGTTACCTTTAGAGAGCAACAGGAAGTTTTTAGGCATTTTTGAATCCTGCGCGCCGGCAGTTCGGGAGGCAAAAAAGACTTATACGCAATCAAATGGATGTTACTACTGCTGTAATTCTTGTCATACATCCTAACGCAATATGAATCACATAAAGGTCGCCAATGGCGGCCTTTTTTATCATCAGAAACAGGAGAAGAAGCATGTTGACTATAAAAATAATGTCGCCTAACGGCGGGGAGGAGATCCATTGCGGCCTGAGCGTAGGTTTTAATCCTCACCAGCAGAGCATTGCAGTTTCTGGCATGGATCAAAATATCTTTCTTAAGGAAGGAGAGGTCGCTTACGTTATGAACCCTGCCGGGAAAACCATTTCGCACTACGTGCATGCAGTAAGCCAGTAGACCTACAGCAGTTATTATCTTTGCACCAGTGTTAATGCTTGGTGTCTCCGAAGCATGTATTATTTGTTCTCTTATTGTCTGGGGGCATCTCATGGAACTGATTAAAGTAGGTATTGTGCCGCAAGGTTTTGTTATGGGAGCAAGCAGATGGACCGATGAATGCGGCATTGAGTGGTTGGAAATCATAGCGAACCAGGCCAGTGAAATGTTTCTTGGAAAATTTTCGCCAAAAACAACCGCTCAGTTTTACACCGTCGATGGTTCCATAGGTAGTTATACGCTGGTGGCAAAGATTCCTGAGTTATTTATATTTGGTCGTGGTGATCTGTCAAAAGCCTTTGCTGTGTAATTCAGGTTATATGGACACCTAAGCCTCGCTTTGTCAGCGAGGCTTTTTTATTGCGCCTCGCATGCGCTAAACAGTCGAGAGTCTTTCAGTCGTGAGCCTGGGGAAAGCTGCTTTCTCGGGCGGCTGTCCCATGCGACAGGCTCACATCTAAAAGGAAGCTTTATGCAGGTCACTATCGATGGTGTCCCGTACGCGCCCGTCTGCACTCCGGACACAAGCCGTATCGGCATAGCCATTTCAACGCATAATCGCGCAGGCGTACTCAGCCAGGCGCTGGAGCACCAGCTCCGGTATTCGCCTGCCGGCGCGCTGGTGGTTGTCGTTGATGACGGCTCACAGCCACCAGCGGTGGTGCCCGCCGGCATTAATCTGATCCGGTACGATAAATCGCTGGGCATTGTGGCCTCGAAGAACGCCAGCCTTACCGCGCTGATGGATGCCGGGTGTGAGCATCTCTTCCTGTGGGACGATGATGCCTTTCCGATAGCTGACGGCTGGTGGCTGCCTTACATCAAGTCACCCGAGCCGCATTTGAGTTATCAATTCCTCGATCTGGCTGGTGCGCGCAAACTTCATGACATCGCTGAACTCTATCGGGACGATAAGCATGTGGCCTACACCGGCCAGCGCGGCGTGATGCTCTATTACCACCGCAGCGCGATTGAGCGTGTCGGCGGCTTCGACCCGATTTATGGTCGCGGCATGTATGAACACAGCGATCTCGCCCTGCGCATCCACAATGCCGGACTAACGTCGTGGGTGTTCGCTGATGTGGTCGGCTCTGAAAAGCTAATCCACTCCCTCGATGAGCATGAGCGGGTGGAGCGCTCGGTACCACGTCCGGATCGGGAAGAGCAGGTTAAGCGCAACGTCAAAATTCACAACGAGCGGCGCGACACCGGTTATACCGGCTACGCCCCGTATCGACCGCAACGTAATGTCGCGATCACCACGCTGCTGACCAGCGAGCCAGACCCGCAGCGCGGTACCAGGATGACTGTTTCACCTGACCTGCTGAGGAAGTGGGCTGCATCATTGCGCGGCTGCGGGCGGATTGTGCTGGCTGATGAGTTGGCGAGCGCACCGGCAGATGTCGAACTTTGTCGCGTTCCCGCCGTGAAGATGAACGTTTACTTCCGTCGCTGGCTGCATATCTGGCAGCACCTTCGCGATCACCCTGAGTATCATCTCGTCTGGTGCACTGATGGTACCGATGTTGAAATGCTCCGGGAGCCGTGGGCAGATATGGTGCCTGGCAAGGTGTATGTCGGATCTGAACCAAAGACCTACGCCGATGCCTGGGCACGCCAGCACCACCCGGAGCGCATCTATCAGGACTTCCTCGTTGAGCATCGCAACGATGTGATGCTTAATGCCGGGCTGCTTGGCGGCCTGCGAACTGACGTGATGGAGTTTGCGCACGGCATAGTGCGCCTGTATTACCTGCTGGAGTGTCACCGCTTCTGGAAGACGGAGAAAGCAACGGCAGCGGTCGGCGATATGCTGGCGTTTGGCATTGTAGCTAAACGCTTTGGCGATCGCATCGTGACAGGGCCGCAGGTGCATACCATTTTCAAATCTGACGGCATCGGTAAGGAGTGCGCCTTTTGGAAACACAAGTGAGCTTTGTTGTGGTCGGGCACCATGCCCGGCGA